CCTATTTTTGGTTCTAAAGCTATTGAAATATTAGATTACATTGATTTAGGTACTTGGCCTGAAATTAGAAGGATGATATTAGATTATGAAGACAATAATAACTGATTGTGATGGTGTTTTATTAGATTGGGCATTTGCATTCAAAGTATGGATGGCAGATCAAGGTTACATAAGATTACCAGATACAGACCAACATTTTCAAATGTCAAAACAATTTGGCATATCAGAGAAAGAAGCTTTAGATAAAGTCAACGAATTCAATCAAACAGGTTCATTAGGTTATTTACCAGCATTTAGAGATAGTATTGAGCATGTTACAAGATTGCATAGAGAGGGTTGGAAGTTTGAAGTTATTAGTATGATTGGCCCAGATAAGTATGCACAAAGATTAAGACAACACAATTTAGTACATTTATTTGGTGATATATTTGATTACATATATTGTGCTGGTGACTTTACAAAACCTAAGAGAGATATTTTAGAAGAAAGATATAAAGGTAAAAATTATATTTGGGTAGAAGATAGAATAGATTATGCTAAAGATGGAGAGGCTGTAGGCTTAAATACATTTATGATGGACCACCCATACAATAGAAGTTATAACGGACAAAGAGTAAACAACTGGAAGGAATTATATGACGCCGCACAACAATGCAAGTAAAGGTGATTACGCTGATATAGTATTATTACCAGGCGACCCATTGAGAGCAAAATGGATTGCCGAAACATTTTTAGATGACGCCAAGTGTGTAAACACAGTAAGAAATTGTTTAGGATACACAGGCACATACAAAGGCAAAAGAATATCTACACAAGCTGGTGGTATGGGAATGGCATCTAACGGAATTTACATACACGAACTATACGAACACTATGATGTGAAGTGTATTATAAGAGTTGGTAGTGCTGGTGGTATATCAAAGAAGACTAGAGTAGGTGATATTGTAGCAGCAACAACAGCAAGTACCGATAGTAATATTACAAATGGATTAGTTAATAGATACCAATTAAGTCCGAGTGTTACTTATAAATGGTTAGAAAAATTTATGAAACAATGTCCAGAGGCACACGCTGGTAGTATTGTATCTAATGATTACTTTTATAATCCAAATCCAAATTGGTGGAAAGAACTACAACAACAAGGAACTGTTGCCGTAGAAATGGAAACACACATATTATATGCACTAGCATCTCAATTTGATAAAGAAGCATTATCAGTATGTACAATATCAGATCATTTAGATGATTCTGTAGATGAAAAAAGAATGACATCAGAAGAAAGAGAACAAGGCTTTAATAAAATGATTGAAGCAGTATTAGATATATGTTAAAATATTATTTACCTGTTGTCAAAGATGAAAAATATCCTTACTCTTTTAGAGTGAGGGCAAAAATACCATCAGAAAATAATAAAAATAGTAAAGTTATAAACTATTTGAAAGATTGTAATAAAGATGATGTAGTGGTATTAGCTAAAAAACATACTAGAGAAGATGTGGATTATTTAATATCAAAAAATATAAATTATATATTTGATGTGTCAGATGATAAGTGGAATCCAAAGTGGGGTCCAGAGGACGAATGGAACTATACTTGTATGCATGCAAAACATATAACAACAACTTGTCAAAGATTAAAAGAAAAAGTAATAGAATATACAGGTAGAAAAGAAATTACAATCATACCTGATCCAACAGAAAGACCAGAAGAAAAAGCTAAATTTAGAGTATCAGGTAATATGAAATTAGTATATTATGGTGCACACGGAAATATGAAACAAATAGATTGGCTTTCTGAATACAAAAGAATATTATTGAAAAGACCTGGTACAGAATTAAAAGTCATAACAAATAAACCAGAAGGCATACCTAAAGTTAAAAAACATCCAAGATGGCATAAAGGTATGAGTAGAGATGATGAAAAGGCTTTAAGAAAAGAAATGCAAGTCTTTTTTGATAATAATATAATTGATTGGACTTATGGAAAACAAGGTGCTTTAGTTAGAGAAAGTGATTTGGTAGTATTACCTGTAAACAAAGACGATCATATGACACAATGTAAAGGTAATAATAGACCAGTAGATGCTTTAAGACTAGGTAGATTTGTTATTACTACACCAGGATGTCCTAGTTATGAAAACTTAAAAGAGTTTATTTGGATTGGAAAAAATATTTTAGATGGTTTAAAATGGGCGATTGAAAATCCTGAAAAAGTATTGTGGAAAATACAAGCAGGTCAATCACATATTAGAAGTTTTTATACACCAGAAATAATTGGAAACAAATGGAAGGAATTATATGAAAATATTAGTAGTCACTAGTTATAATAATACTTTATATAATGAATATGCACATAGATTTAGAAGTACATATAATTGGCCATTTGAATTATTAGTTTACAATGAAGACAGTGATTTTTATACAAAGGTACCACAATTAAAAAAGTTTGTAGAGAGAAATAAGAACAAAGTTATTGGTGATAAGTTAAAAGATTTTTGGAAAGATGGCGTTAGATTTTGTTACAAAGTATATGCATATACAGATGCTATCTTAAAGAACTCAAAAAACTACGATGGTATAATAGGTATTGATGCAGACAGTGTATTTTATAATAGAATAGATGCAGAATGGATAGCACAACATATACATAGAGATGATTCTATGATGAGTTATTTAGGTAGAGGTAGCCATTACAGTGAATGTGGTTTTTTATATTGGAATTGTAAACATAGTCATACTTTAAAGTATGCTCAGGAAATGCAAGATATGTATAATAAAGATTTTATATATAATGAAAAACAACAACACGATAGTTTTATATGGGATTTAGTAAGAAAAAGATTTGAGGCAAATTATGGCATTAAAAATCATAATTTAGGAGATGGGAAAACAGGGCACGTACAAGCAAGATCAATACTTGGAAGTGTTTACGACCACACAAAAGGTCAAAGAAAAGTATCTGGCAAAAGTCCAGAGTTTAAAAGATAAGGAGTTATTATGAGTGATGAAATAGATAGAGATACACACGACCACGATATGACTTATGAAAATGAGCAGTCAATGGTCACAATACCATTAAAAGAATATGATAAACTAAAAGATAAAAGTAATTACATAACAGACCCTAGTTTGATTGCTGTTATAGATAAGATAGAAGAACTAACTAGAGCATTAAGAAAACATATTGTTAGAAAGTTTTAATGAACGGATTAGAATTTTTATATCATATATTATTTGTAGAATGGGATACAGGCCTATGGGGTATTATTATGATAGGCGTTATCTTTGCACTGGTAAGTATAGTGTTAGATTATGGATTTGATCCATCGGAAGGAAATAAATGATAAATGTTTTTATAGGTTATGACAGTAAAGAGAAAGTTGCTTTTAATACATTAAGTTATAGTATATTAAAGAACTCAACTAAACCTGTTGCTATCACACCAATATATTTAAACAATATTAAAGATGATTTTGTAAGAGAAAGAAACAATTTGTCTTCTACAGAGTTTTCATTTAGTAGATTTATTATACCACATTTGATGAACTATCAAGGTTGGGCATTGTTTATGGATTGTGATATGTTAATGGAAGCAGATATAGCAGAACTATGGCGTTTGAGAGATGACAAATATGCTGTACAAGTTTGTAAACACGATTACACACCAAAGAGTAAAGTTAAATTTTTAAATCAAAAACAAACAGTTTATCCTAAAAAGAACTGGTCTAGTTTTATGTTAATGAATTGCAAGAAGTGTACCCCATTAACTCCTAACTATGTGAATAGAGCATCAGGTTTAGAGTTACATCAATTCAAATGGTTAGAGAGTGATAAACTCATAGGTGATTTACCATTAGAATGGAACTGGTTAGCAGGAGAGTATGAATATAAAGAAGATGTAAAGAATATACATTTCACAGAAGGCGGTCCTTGGTTTTCTGAATTTGAAGAAGTAGACTATTCAGATGAATGGTTTACACATTATAGTGAAGCAACCCAAATAGATATGGATTAAAATGTCAATAGATAGGTATTTTTTTAGAACAGTATGTAGAACTTTGAAGAATTTGCAAAGTGATAAAAGATTGACTGTTGCAACACTAGGTTATCCTGATTTACTCGTTACAGAAACTATGTTTAAAAATCAAGGCATAGATACAAGTAAATTAGAAGTTAGAGAAAAATTTGTTAATACTAGTTTGCATAAAAAGTTACGAGCAAAACTAGAAGAAGATGGTACAAAACAACTATACACAGCAGAAAGTTTCTTTAATTACTTTAATATGGATATAGATGTATTTGATGTGTATTCTCATTTAGGTGTTGAGTTAATATTAGATTTAAATGAACCTGTGCCAGCAGATTATAAACCAAACTATGATTTAATTTTAGATGTAGGAACTTTAGAACATTGTTTT